GACTTGAAACAACATCATCTATTGCAGCTAATTTTAATTTACCTTTAATTTCTTCTGATAACGGCTTTTTAGAAAGTCTAGCCATTATTCTATTATAAAATGGATCTTGCTTAAACATAAATTTTATTATTATAACGCCTCTAAAAAAAGTTTTGCATTTTACGTTGTTTTTCTGATCGATCCAATGCCTTGTGCGTGTAGGGATCCGTCGCAACAGTCCTTATGGTATGTATTAGAATCCCAACATAGACAACCTCTTTTTCCGTTTCTCGGACTTGTACGACTTGGTATTTTAGTTTGTCCCCTACGTCCTCCTGCTGATGATGTCGTTTTATTCATTTTCAAATGTTTTCATTTTGTTAATAGCCCAATTAATTCCACTAGCACCGCCCCAAGCGTCCCACATAATACCTCCACAGCCTTCGTCATAAGGTACGTCTTTATTTTGCTGATGCCTTTTAAATGAGGCCATACGACCAATTGTTTCACGTGAAATCTTTTCTTTGTTTGCTAATTGTCTTGCTCTAGTCCAACCTACTTGTGTTCCGCAATCACTACCGTTTTCTTCTTTGTATTTAATTGCTTTTTTTGCATTGTTACTAGCTGATTCAGGATAATCGTTATATGTCTCTTGTAACTCTAATTCGTTTTCTAGAATCATTTGTTTTATTTGTAGCAGTTGTTTACCCGCTTCTATTTGTTCTAGTTCTTCTTTTTTCTTTGCTTTATCTACAAAATAGCCTTCGATACTAAACCCTTTTACTAAACCAGTCTTTACATACTCTTGCCAAATATCCTCGTTGTATACTTTTACTACACCCATCCAAGTACCCACAGGCAGATTCATATTATACATATTTGCTTTGTCGTTCTCTTTATCATCTATGATCCACGATTCTACTAGTGACAATCCCTTTAGAGGTACAGCGTGTTCTAAGGTACTATTGTTTTGGTTGCCCTGTTGCAAGAACATTTCTGACGCTCTTCGTACTGTGTCTTTTGTAAAGTGTATATAGTATTCATCTTCTTTGTCTTGTCGGTAAATCATCTTATTAGGAATTAATACCGGACCGGCTAATAATCGTTTGTCTTTATCTATTTCAGCAAACTTATATTTTTTCTGGTTTTTTAATGCTACAAAGTTTTCTTCTATTGCTGGGTTTTCTACGATACTGATTGCATCGATTCCCGCATAAAAATCTTCTTCGTCAATTACTAATTCTATTATTTTCATTTTATTAAATTTATATTATCCTATACTTGCTCCTGATATAATGTTACGTTCTAATTCTTGTGCAGTAGTAACGTCGTTTGAAACTACATAAGATCGAACGGGTTGTTGACCTGATTGTGCTATTGCGTCTGCTAGTTGATTAGTTCCACTTGCTCCGACAATATTAAACGCAGGAGCTGTTGATGTTGGCACAGACGGTGTTTCTATTTCCGGCGCACTTACTCCGCCACCTACTGTTTGTTTTACTTTTCCTACTGCTCCTTTAATAGCGGATACAATACCCACAGCCTGAGCAGCGTAAGCTACTAATAAAGGAATGTTTTGTGGAAAACCTATTTTAGCTGTCTCAGCAGTACCTTGTGATATTGCGGTTCCTGATTTTGCTCCGTCTATTGTTGCTTGTTTTACTGCCTCTTGTCCTTTAACAAAAGTCTTTTTTGCTTCTAATAAATTTTCTTTAAATGTTAGAATTTGTTTAGCAGCGTATATTGCTTTACCTAATCTACTTTCTTCTCCAAATAATTTAGCAGCGTCTTCGAATGCTTTTTCTTTAATCTCTAGTTTTTTGTCAGCTAATTCCTGTTCATCTTTTTTATCTTTTTCACGCATTTGATCTATTACGTCTTGATCTTTTTTCTTAGCGTCTAATATTAACCCGTCGTAATAAGCTATTGCTTCTGCTTTCTGTTCTTCTGTTGCGTTTAAAGCATCTAGTTCAGCTAATGCCCTTTCCTTTTGTCTTTCTGCTTTTTCTAAAAATGTTTGATCCTCTCTATCTTCGTTTAGCTTTGTGTATTTGTCTCTTAGGTTTTGAATGCCTTGTAGTCTTTGTTCTTCTGCTTTTAAGGCGTCGTCTATTTCCTTTTGTTTATTAGCGTCTCTTTTGTCTTTAGCGTCTTTGTCTATTTTATCTATTGAAAGTTGATAACCCGCGTAAGAGTTTTTTAGTGAATCTAATTGTTTCTGAGTTTTTTCTAACTGCTCGTTAGCGTCTTCTGCTGTTGCTTCTGGATCAAACAACAAGCTTGCAGCGTCGTCAAACACTTTCATTGTATTAGATCCGGTTATTTTATCATATGCAGCTAAAACTAAAGTTAATGGTGCGGATACAAATTTTAATATTCCCGATAGAATAGTTTGATTACGTTTAGCTGTTTCTACTTGTTGTCTTTTAACTTCTTGTTGTGCGGTAATAGAAGCCTCTAATGCATTTATAGTTTCTTGTGTTTGTTTAGCTTTTAATTGTAGTATTTCTTTTTCAGACTTACCTTGTAGCTTTAATATATTTTCTTGTCCATTAAGCGAGTCTAGTTTTTCTTGTTCCGCTTCTGCTAGTGCTTGTGTTGTCGCTGCTAGATTTTGACTTTCTAAACTTGCTCCTTTTAGTAGACCTGTGATTTTTTCCCAATTCGCTGCCATAGCTCCGACTAATACTGCAATAGCACCAATACCCGAACTAAGCATTGCTACTTTTAATAATTTGAATCCACCGGTCGCAACTTTTAAAGCTTTAGCTCCACCGACTAATTGCTTTTGTAATGTCATAAATTGGCTTACCGCTCCGCCCGTAACTTTGTCTAATAGACCTACGGCGTCTCTATTATTTTTTAGTTCAGCATTTAACGTCTTAGTGGACTTGCTTACGCTATTAAATTGTTGTACTGCTTTGTCTGTACCTTTTAAAATAAATTCTCCTATTATATTGAACGCCATTTCAAAGTATTTTTTAGTTCTTGTATTCCGTCTTTTATAGACGTAGATAGTTTATGTTTTCCTTGTGCTATTCTTATAGCTTCTGTTTCTCCGTTAACCTCAGCTAACATTTCTATTATTCCTTTTATCATTTTACATTTAATAATTCTAGATCTGCTTCTCCTGTTGTTAGATTTAATTTTATACTATTTATTCTGTATTCCGTGCCTGTTATTCTAAAGTTGTCTGCTAGGCTGTAATTCATTAATATATTCATAGGTAGTCTAGCTTTTATTTTAGTTAATCGATTCTTGCTGTCGAATATAGTTTTTATATAATTCTCATAATAGTTTTTAAATAACGTACCGCTAAATGTTTCACTTGGACCTGTGTATTCGTTTTGTTCTTGACTAAAGTTTATATTTGCCGTACTTGTACTTGATGAGAATGAAACTGAGTTGCTTGGCATATTTATAGAGCCTGTTATTTCTTCGTGATCATTAAAAGTGCCGTCTGGATTAAATAGAGTAATTAAGCTAATAGATTCTGTAACTCCGTCGTCTTGTATTGCGTTATATATAGGATAAAACAAAACCGGACTTCCTATATATGAATCCTGATTATCGTCTACGCTATAACCCCATTGAATAGTAGTAAGAGAAGAATCGCTAATATCTATTAATCTTTCATATTTCATATGTCCAAACGGTAATTCTATTTTATAAATACCACCATCGTATTTATCATCGTCCGGTCCTCTGTAATCTAACGTTCCCCATTCTACTCCAAATAATTGATTATGTATTGCAGCCAAAAACGAATCCGTATCATTATATCCAAAACTAATTTCTTTAAACGGTAAAGCTACATCTACTTTTTTAGAGTCTATATCTGTATATTCTGTAATATCGTATGTAGTACCGCCTGTATAATAACTGTCTAGAGTTTTAACAACTATTGTTCCTGATTCGTTTACAAAAGCTACTAGATTAAACATTTTGAATATACCAGACAAAAAGTCTATAATCTTCATTTCCGGTATTTGATTTGTAATGATAAATTCAAAACTCGCTGCAGCTGAATAAGAGCCTGTGCTAAATTGATCTGTTAATTCAGGATCTCCAGGTTCTTGTGTTTTTATAGTCCTTAGTATGTTTCCAAAATTAACTGCTGAGGTAACTGTTATTGTTACAGTATAATCACCTGCTAAAACCTGATTAGTGTTTAATGCGTATAAATTTACTACTTTAGTTGCTGATATATTTAGTTCTTCGTATTCAGTTGCTCCGTCTTTTTGTATTAATAAATCATAAGTGCCTGTTGGACTAGATAAAGTCAAAGTAAAAGCAGTTCCGTATAACTGAGCGTCTGAGCTTATTCTTAATGTCGAGGTATTAATCATTTCTGTAAGACCAGATGTATCTATGCCTGTGGTCCAACCGTCTACTAGATTAGGATATTTTACTATTTGATCTCCTGTTTCTACTTTTCCTTTTTTACGGTGACACCACATAAATAAATCAGAATAAACGTCGTTTCCTGTTTCTGTGAAGAAGTCACTAGAGAAGTCTATGCCGTCGTATTTTGCCTCAATGGCTTCTATAATGTTATGTACTCTTATAGCGTATTTTAGATTGTCCCATCTAACACCGTGTAAGTTATTACCTGAACCTGTATGATAGTATACATTGCCACTTCCGTTAACGTGTGTAGTGCTGTTATAAAAAATTCTTTGAGTGTGTGTAATTAGAGGAACTACTATGTCGCTACTTGCCGGATCTTGTTTTAAATACGTTTCTATATTAGTAGCATCATAAGTCTTATTTAATGAATTAAGAGCTGTTAGTGTTTCTAGTTTGTCTTCTCCTATTATATCTTTTAGATCTACGGTATTACCAAAGAATGTAACTCTATATGCGGTAATTTGATTGTTCTTTAGATCCGTACCTTCTAGCTTTATTTTACCTGTTTTGAATGGTATATGGTTTAATTCGATTCTTGCATCTACTTTTTTTCTAGCGTCAAACCCGTCTACAATATCAAAATTATAATAGTGTTTAAATATCTTATTATTAGTAGCAGAGGCCGGTAAAGTGAATGTCTGTGTAAACGTAGTAAAGATCTTCTGTATATCTCTTACATTCTGTATTGTGTCTGTAAGACTTACTGATTCGTCTTTAAACAAATCTACTCTTGTATCTTGTATGTAGAGGATTAGTTCTCTTTTCATTATACAATATTATTTATAATATCATTTGCATATTCTACGTCTAAAGTGTATTGTATAAGACCTTCGTTAACCGATGTTTTAAACGTCAAAGAGTTAGTTACAACCGTACAAGGTCTCCATACATCAAAAGAAACCCATACATACTCACTTAACATAATATCTTGTATTACTTCGTTATAACATTCATCTATGTAATCGGTGTTTAGTGTAAGCCTTGTTCTTCCGTTTTTGTTAAAGACTTTTGCTTGGTGATCAAATCTATTATAGCTAGAAGAAGAATAGGTAAATATATTACGTTTAAATTTTTCTTGCTGTGTACTAAATGCTTCTACGTTTTTCAAAAAGAAATAAAACTCTTGAAACATACCAAACTTATTTACATAAATACATTTTACGTTTGTATACTTAGGATTGCATACCCTTGTTATTTTATATGTTCTATCTGTTGTATCTAAGCTAGTTGCACTTGCACTAATCGAATATACTGCAAAGTTTTCGTCATCGTCTATTCCTACTAATCTTCCGGCTGTATTGTCCGGCAAATATATAATACCGTCACCTCCACAGTCTCCAACATAAGTAGGATCATTACTATCAGATAATACTTTGTTGGTTCCTTCGTCAAATCTACCATAACCTAATAAGCCGGTATGTGTTACTGTTGCTGTTGCTAGTTGTGATCCTCCGCCGTCTACTGCATCGTAAGCGTACCAGGTAGCTGATATAGCCACTGTATCTGTTACTGCAATAGATCCACTAAAATCAACATCTACATAGTCTCTTGATAGACTTGCTATTTCAAATACTGTTCTATTAGACGTTGCGTTTTTTATTATTGTATATCTTAGCGTTCCGTCTATTGATAGTTCTAACTTAGCGGATAAATGCGTTGCTGTTGTTATTGTTAGAAAATATGGACTTCTTAATAATATTCTTGCCATTACTTTACGATTAAATTATCTCCTTTGATTTCTACTTTTATTTTATTTTCATAGTCGTTGTTCAGTGCTTTGTTAAGTTTTCCAAGCATTGCGCGTCTTTCTTTCTCAAATGGTCTTGTAAAGAAAAGCGTCGGTCTAAGGCCCGTATTATATATTGATCGACTAATAACGTATACCATTCCTTTTCGTCCAATAAATCGTCCCTGTGCGTCTCTTACGCCGTCTAAGCCTTTACGTACTACCCATTTATCTATTGCACCTCTCATTCCTCCGCCGGATCCACTACCAAATTTAAATGGACTGTTTGGTGCTTTAGCAGAGGACTTTGCTCCTTGTACACCTAAATCCTGAAACTGAGCGTAGTCTATTCCGTTAAACTTAATACCTATGGATTCTCCGTCGTCTAGTATTTCATAAGACAAACTATCTGCTAATGCTCCTGTATCTCTTGGTGCTAGTGATTTAGCTTTAGAGATTACACTCATTCCAAACGCATTTAATACTGCTTTTGTTTCTTTTAACATAGATCCGATAATATATTGTTTCTTACTTCTACGTCCATTGTAGCACTCCAACCCGCAAGCATATTTTCTGACTTCTCATAAAACGGTTCTATAAGCACCTCTGTTTCTTCTACGATTCTAAAATTGTCTTTAAACAGTTCACCTCTTCGCATAGACTCTATTAAGAAGTTAATATTTGCTAGTTGTGTGTTTAATATATCTGCTTCATTATTGTTTCCGTAGAATGCGTCTGTTTCTTCGTCTTTTGAGATGTCTACTATATCCATTGCTAAAAAGCTAACATTATATGTTTGCGTATGCTCATTCTGAGTGATGTTGTTTACAATGATATGTGCTAATGGGAATATCGTTTGTTTAGATAGATCGATACTGTAAATATCTCCTGTTGTTATAGTGCGGAATTTATCTGTATTGTCTACTAAGAAAAAGTCTTTGATCTTATTTAATACGTTATAATAACTGTTTACGCTCATCTTTTAAATTTCTTATCTATATTCTTTTTTGTTTCTAATGCTTTCTCTTTTTCATATTCTAAATACAATAAACACTGTATCAAAGGCATTTTTGTTATTCGGTCGTATCTTGTGATGTCGCCTTGGGCAAGGGCGTGTATGCTAGAATACCAACCCCACTTCTGACCAAATCTACTTGATTCTCCGTTTCCTGAGAATAACCCGTCAAAGTCCTTAATAAGTCGTTCTCTAAACGATAAAAAAAAAGCAGAGATCCCATTGCAACAGATAACGGCATATCTTTCATCGCTTCGTGAAACAAGTCACCTTTGTATTCTTGTATTTTATATTTGTCTTTATAGCGGGTTTCTATCGGTCTAAATAATACAGCCATCGCTTTATGCATTGTGGACCAATCAGAAACGAAAGAGTCTAGATCTACATATTCTCCAAACGTCATATCTTCTAGCTTAGGTATAAAGCCAAACTCTGTGTCACCCATTTTAAATATAGGTATTAGCTCAGGCTTCTGATTTAATACCTCCGCTATTTTAGTAGAAACTCTGAGCATCGTACCCATAGTCATTCGCATTACTTCAGTTGTTTCTATGTCTAAGAAAATATCACAAATACGACTTGCTATAAATTCTTCTGATATATTTTCGGTGTCTATTGTCTCCTTTACAAACCTTTGATAACGTCTTAGCGTTATTTCGTCCATACTAGATGGTACTGTTATCTTCTTCTTTTTAATAATGTCCGGCATAGTCTTTTTATTTATAACGTACAATTTACGAATTTTACCGCACAAAAAACCCCCGCCGTTAAGCGAGGGCCAAAAATTAAACAAAACTACTAATTATTGTATGTTTAATATCTTGCTATTTACTTCGTGTCTTCTATTTATAAGATACTTATGTAAATTAGTTCCTTCTCCTTTTCTGCTTAGTACATAGTCTATGTTACTATCTATGTCTCTAAGTTCTTCTTTGAGATCGTCTAGTTGCGTTTTCATTAGCAATATGGTTTCGTGTAACAATCAAATGTCTTGTTATACTTTAACTCATCTACTACGATGTATTCGCCTTCATTTTTTGGGTCTTCGACGATTCGACCTACGATTACTTTTTTCATTTTGTTTATTTATTTAGCCAACCCTATTTTGAGTTTTATGTCTATTCGAGGGATTGGTTTACCCACGACAGCTATATTTCGTTTAGCTACGGTTTTCGGTCTTACTCTATTTGCCTACTCACGACCTTACAAATATAGTGAATATTAACCATTCTACAAAATATGTTAACAACTATTTTATCTTATAGCGTACTTTCCTAGATTTGGTCTTGCTAATTTATTATAAACTAAATACCTAGTTGCATCTATACTGTGATTAAACATATCAATCGGTGTGTTTAGTATATTGCCGTTTTTATCCTCTTTCCATTTGTAGTTACGAAACTCTTTAATCGTATTAGTTGAGTCTTTTGTAACATAGATCTTATATCGTTTTAACATATCGATTCCTATGTTAATACTGTCGCGTCCTTTTGTTGCGGGTTTTATATTCCAACCCATTCTATATATTTCGTCTATCGATTTTGGTTCTGCACTATCAGCGTATATCTCTTCGCGTCTACCTATTTGTAATCTATTTAAGTCGTTTGATATATCTCTATTTGTCATTCCTGTTCGATAAATCATTTCTTTAATATACATAGCTGTATCGTGAATAAATACTGAAACAAGAGTTGTAGGATCATTTGTATATCCAAAGTCCATTCCGTAACCTATATGTCTAGCGTGTACCGGTATATTGTCACAAAGCGCAACGTCAAAGATAGTAGCAACTGATTTTCCTACTTGGCCTAATCCATAAACACGCCAATAGTTTGCGTCTGTTTCTTTTAGTCGTTCTATTTCATTTATAATAGTATCCGGCAAAAAGGGATTGTCTAAGTAAGTAGTTATGTAAAAGTCTGCATCGTCTCTTACTTTTACTTTTTCATAGATCCAATGGAATTCGTCTGACGGATTATAGTCGATTATTATTCTTCCGTTTGTTCTAAAGATTAACTGTTGCCAATCCTCCCAAACCAACTCATTTGCTTCGTTTATAAACAACAAGTCTCTTTTACGTCCTCTTACTTTTTGCGGTTGATCAAGAGAAATGAATTCTACAAGATTATTATTAAGTCTATATTCTCCGCTACTTTTATTATGATTGTCCTCGCTGTACAGTTGAAACTCCTTTAGTATATCAAAAAAGTCTCTCATTGCTGAGGTTCTTAACGCGGGGAAGGTTTTACGACAAATAGTTATTGTTTTCTTTTGCGTCTGTAATGCGTAATAGAATATGATCCATATAAGTATATTATACGTTTTACCGGATCTAGTCCCGCCTTGCTCTATTATTATTTTCTTGTCGCTATTGATTAGGTGTTCACATACGACATTACTCTGTATTGTTTTCACGCTTTAGTATTTCGATTCTGAAATGATTATCGTTTCCAAGATCTATCTCTTGACGTTCTGTATACCCTCTGACTTTACCTTGTGTTTTTAAGTAGAAGAATATACTAGACTCTTTGCCCTGCTTAATGTTTTCCATAAGCATAGTCTCTGCAAAGTCTAAACTAATATTCTTTAGATCTAATACTGCTTGTTTATATTCGTCATCTGTTTTGATCCACCTATAATGTGTATCGCGACTGATTCCCACTTTTTGACAAGCTACTGTTGCATTACCTAGAGACTTCTCTAAAGCCTTAATCATTGCTTCCTTTTTTATAGTGTCCGATTTCGTCAGCTTCATTTCTTAATCTTTCTATAAACAATATATCCAACAACGCATACTGTAATGCATACGGGACAAGGGTGTAATAGTGCTAAATTCATTTATTTCTTTTGTATACTATATACTTGTTTTCTTTTAATAGTTCTTTTGCTTTTTTAATCTTTTCTTGCTTTTTTCTATAAGCGTCGAATATCTGATTTTCGAAAGCGTGCCATTGATGTTTCATAATACGTCTTCTTTATTTAATGCGAACTCTTTTAAACAATGCGGACACATAACATCTACTGTTCTGTCTAGCGCGTCTTGATTTAAGTTCGTCATTTGATTTTTTAATTTGTTTTCTTTATCGTTATAAACCTCTTCGGTTATATCGTCTAGATTAAATCCTACTGAGTCTTCTAGCCAATTACCTAGATTTATATTTGGAAAGTACGTTTGCATATCTTCTATGTTTGCTATTTCGCGCATTTCCTGTACTAGTTCTTCATTATCCCAAATAGTTAATTCGTGTGTCTTGTTGTCTGCTATTCTATATTCTTTTATTTTTTTATCCGATAAATGCTCTAAAACCACAACGAGAGCTTCTTTATAATCTAATTGTAATAGCGCACTATAACGAGCGTGTCCGGTTATGATCACACCGTCTTTATCTATGCTAATAGGTTGATTATAGCCATACTCTTTAATAGACTTTTTTAATGCCTCTACTGTACGTTCGTTTTTTCTAGCGTTACGCCAATAGGGTTTAATGCTAGATAACTTCTTCGTTTGGATTTTCATCTTTATATTTCTTTTTGATTAATAATTGATTCTTGCTTTCCCAAGATTTTTTGTATTCCACATCTGAAAATAGCTTTGAGAAGCCTGTAATGTGTTTAAGTCTAATAAGTTCTTCTGACTCCATACCTAGTTCGTTACAAATGTCTTTGTCGCTCCACCCATTATCTAACATATCAAAAACCATACTAGACATACCTTGTACAGAATGCTTACCTCTTGCTCTGTTGTGTCTAACAGTAGAAGCCATACGATCGTTAATATCCTTTTCTATTACGACTATTGGCACTTTACCGCCTGTCATTTCCTGTACATCTTTGTTAGTTTTACAAGTTAAATACCTATGAAAACCGTCTACGATTACATACTTCTTTATTGATTCGTCGTATATAGTTACAATAGGTTGTGTGTAACCGTCGTGCATTATACTAGTGTGTAATAGTTTCATTTCGGTTCTTGCTACACTATTCGGGTTGTAGTCGTTTGCTTGTACTTTGTCGACGGGTACCCATTTTACATTTGATACAGGTTGTTTTTTATTATCCATTTATATATTTATTAGTGCTTGTCCATTTATTAAATATTCCACGTTTCCACTTACGCCAAGTATCTACGTTCGGGTTACGCTCCCAATTAGTTATTTTAGTAAACTCATAATCGTTTGCTAATAATGATTTAATTTGTGCTTTATGCATATCCTTAATATGATATTCAAAATCATACTTTTCGTCCATTTGATTAAACTTCTTTCTAAATACCTTATGATGTTTAGGATCCGTAATAAGATTGTCTAGCAAATGGTCGCGGTACTCTTTCCAATCCTTAAACATAAAAGGCAGTTTGTCTATATTAAAAAAGTTGTCTCTTCCTAATTTACCGGCTGTTTGTATACCGCTTATTCTTTTGGTTAGTTTATTCCAAAGCTCTTTGTCTAGATCCTGTAAATAAAATAAAGCCTCAACAGCGGTTTCGTGATGTAGATTTGACACCCGCATACTCTTTATAGCTATTCCGTGTTGGTATTGTAAATCATATAGCTTAGTATATTGCCATTCGTTATCGTGAATCGCTTTCCAAACGTCTGTAAACGACCAATCATAAATAGGATAAAACGTATAGTGTTGCATTTTTCTATTTAGCTTTTTGCCGTACGTTACAAATTTATATGTAGCATCGCTTGTTACTGCTAAAAATCGAGCCGGACTTTCTTCTGTCCTTACCCCTGCTAAATAACAAGCCTTAGTGTCTTTAAAATGATATTCAAATACTGCTTGGAACATATCAAAGAATCTATCCTTGCCGTATACATTTTCTTTTAACGATATTTCTTCTTTTGGTCTAAGCCAATTATCAGGATCTTTAGGATCCCAACAGTTTAAAAAATGTTCTGTGTTAGACGTCGCGTTAAATAATCGAATAGGTATTTGTAACCACATCGGATCTATTCTTTCATCAGCCATTACATCTCTTATATAATCAATAACCGACACCCATTCTGCTTCTTGATCTAAGAACATAACTTTTAGCGGTAGCCTGTTTCTTTCTTCCGCTACCTGTAATGCTAGATTTAAAACACAAGTACTGTCTTTACCTCCGCTAAAACCCACAACGACATTATCAAATTCATCGAACAAATAGTTTATTCGTTTTATTGCAGCGTCGTAGACGTTTTCCTGTTTATATATTTTAGCTCCGTTTCTCATACTTATAACATATTGCTTTTCCTATATTATGTCCTAATGTTGATATGTCCCCGATATGCTCAAAAAGACAAGGTACGGCTGTGGTCCACTCTATTTGGTGAAACACAAAATAATCTTGTACACAAACATCATAATGCTTTCTTCTTTTTTCCGGTATAAATTGTTTACCTTCTACTTGTAACCAGTCTTGTATTTTTTTGTTTAGTCCTTGTTGGTTTATAAATATAGAAGCCTGATCATAAAAGCCTCTCTTCACAACGCCTTTATAATACCCTACGCTTTCATATTTTTTTAAATGTGGTCTTCTAGTAAATAACGAATACAAATCTGTTTGAGTTTTACTGTGTATTTTTTGCCAATCGTCTAACCACTGTGCTTTTGTGATTACATCGTCTGTTGCAATTAATACGGGTTCGTCTTTTTCTGCATTGTCTAGCATTCCCTCTAATGCTTGTTGGTAGTTCCAGGTATGTCCT